GTTCTTCATGCAGTCTTTTCACGTAATGTTGTGCATCACGAAGTGCAGGAAGAAATCCAATTGCTGCACTTTCGTTAAAAATCTTAATCAGCTTGTGACCTTGGTTTCCGGATATACCGTAACGTTCGCCAATGTTGTAAACAAACTGACTACCGTCCTGTTTATTGAATCCATGTTCTTCCATCCAACAATGGAAAGCCCATTCCCAATCGCAAATTACACCATCGCAATCAGTTAGGATAACCTTAGTTCTAAGTTCTCTCATTTTGTGCCTTTTTAATTATTTTACTTCATCAGTATACTACGAAATTTTGAATTTGTCAAGCCCCAATCTAATATAACATTGATAAATAATAGTATGGAAAAGATACTACACAAACATCATATTATACCAAGACATGCAGGCGGAACGGATGACGAGTCCAATCTTGTTTACCTAACCATTGAGGAACATGCAGAAGCACATCGTTTGCTATACGAGCAGTATGGTAGAAAAGAGGATTGGCTTGCATGGCGAGGGCTTTCTGGATTAATTGGAAACGATGAAATAATAAAAGAAAAGATGTCTCTAAACTCGTCTCGCCCTGGAGAACTTAATACATTCTACGGTAAGAAACATTCTGAAGAAAGTAAACGTAAAATGTCTGAGAGCAGAAAAGGAAAAAATTTAGGCAGATGTAATAATAAATGGTTACCAGAAGCACGAAAGAAAATATCTGAATCTCGCAAAAAGAATTCTGCAAAATATAACTTTGTTCATTCAGAGCATGGAGAGTTCTACGGAACTACAGGAGATTTAGCAAAAGCCTATAACTTCAGTAGAGCCAGCGAAGCATACAAGTTAGTCAAAGGAGAGTACAAATCTTACAAAGGGTGGAAGGTTAAAAACGTTCCTTGCTAGTATTCATAGCACTTCCAAATTTAGTTTTGTCAACGATTATCTAAATCTTTTTAGGCCGGTATAGAAAGTACCAGCATACATTGTCTTCACTTGCCTACGCTGTTGGGATTTGTTTGGATCAAAACTCAAGTGAATCCAAACTTTTCTTCCATATTCATATAAGAATTGATCATACATAATATTATCTTTAATCCACTGTGCATTTTTCCAATAATCATCATAAGACCAACCTGGCCATTGTAGATCAACTGCCATACCCTTGTTGTGTTGGCTGTTGTTTTGTTTGTTTCTAAAACCGCTGTTAACCCTAGGAGTAGGGAATTGAGCTCTTACTGGTTCTAAGCAATTTACAGCCACAGCCTTTAGATTGCCTTTTATTTGTGCTACACTAAGTCCTTTATTTGGTTGTAGCCTACATTTAAAAACGGTCCTAATAGTTAAATCACCAACGGTGTAATTTGTTGATATCTTTTCGTTATAGTCAATATTATTGTTTAATCCTGTTGTGTCAACTTTTTGAACTTCAGGATTTTTAGCAGGAGGTTTATCGTTAGATTCTTTCTGAGCTTCGCCAGTTACAGTGTCAGTACGAGATTGATTTGCAGCATATGCAGGATTCGAACCACCGCCATCGGGTGCGCCGTCACTGCCGCCGTCGTCGTCACCGGGTGCAGCTCTTCCAACTTGATTTCTTATTGCTGCTGTTGCAGCTGGGCTTTCTGGATCAGTAGGAACTAGAATACCGTCTATTACTACCGCGCTGCCATTAGATACTGATAAATCTCCAACATATACAGTACCTTGGTTAGTTACTACTGTTTTAGCAGTACAAATTCTTAAATCGTTGTTTCTATGTGCTGGGGTAGAATATACAAACGTACTAGGAGCATATGTATCAGTGTATGGATCGCAATGTAGAGGTGCAGGACAAACATCATCAGGTTCTGCATGATCCAAATGTCTAATAACGGGTATTCCGTTTATAAAAACTGTTTGTGGATTAGTTGCTATTAATCCGCCGGCGCCATCAGTATTAGGATCTCCCCGAACTGCCCATAACTCTGCCATTGCTCATTCCTTAAACCATTTGAATGCTACTTGTACTGCTCAAATACTGTTTGGCCATTTCGCCATCAGTCTTATGAACAAATAGTAGCGCACTCTTATTTAGTTTAAGTTTTGAGCTTGGATTGATAGTGAAGCTAAAAGGTCCTAGTCCTAGTCCTTGCTGCGTAGCCATAACAACCATAGGTTTTTCTAAAGTAATAGTTTCGTTGTTTTCTTCAACAAATCTTCCAATTACTTCAGATCCTCCAGAAGTCATAACAGTAACGGCATCGCTTGCTTTGTAGGGCGTTTCTAATAACATATTAAGTTCCTATTGTATGACCGGTTCCATTGTATCCAGTTTCTTCAATGTAGCTTGCCAGTTTATCGTAGCCGCCAATCTTGAAGCCGCCAACGATAATTTGTGGTACAGTACGAGCTCCTGGGAACTGTTCTAGTAATTCTTCTTTTGTATAATCAGTACCTAATGACTTATAGGTGTATGCTAAACCGTGTGTCTCGCAAAATGCCTTTGCTCTTTCACAAAACGGACACATTGGTTTACCGTAAATTTCAATCATAATTTAAATCCTTTTAAAACATTAATATCAGCATCTTGTTTAATGCCGCCAATTACATAGCTTTCAACTTCTGTCTCTTGTGGTGCAACTTGCAACCCTGAGCTAGATAACCAATGAGTTGTCCACGGTAATGGATTTGTGTTTACAGGAGCATCAAAAATAGCATCATACCCTAGTGCTTTTAACCTACGATTTGCAATATATTCTACATATTGAAATAGCAAGGTGTCGTTCAATCCAATCATAGATCCATCTTTAAAAAGATACTTAGCCCATGATTTTTCTTCTTCTACGCAAGTGCGCCACATTTCATAAACTTCTTCTTCACACTCTTGTGCAATACTAGCCATCTCTGGATCGTCTTTGCCGCTCATCCAATTTTTAATAACGTGTGTGCTTAGTGCAAGGTGTTGTGCTTCGTCTCTGGCAATAAGACTAATAATTTTAGCACTACCTTCCATTAGTTTTAGTTCACCAAATGCAAACGTGCAGGCAAACGAAACATAAAATCGCAATCCCTCCAAGATGTTAACGTTCATCATTGCCAAGAACAATTTCTTTTTGACATCACGTAGTGTACCTTCTTTGCGATGAGTAAATGCATCAGCTGCTTGAATAAACGCATCGTAGTTTTTAGTTACGCTAATTGCACGTTCAATAATTTTTTCATCATCTAAGATTGTATCAAATACTACACTTGGATCTGCGTATACATTTTTCATAATATGTGTATAGCTGCGACTGTGAATAGTTTCAAAAAAATCCCAAGTTACAATACAACCTTCTAGTTCTGGAATACTCACATGCGGCAAAAATGCCAAACAAGGGCCACGGCCTTGCACACTGTCTAGCAGTGTTTGATACTTTAAATTAGCAGTAAAAATATGTTTTTGTTCTGGTCGAAAGTTTTGATAGTCTGCTCTATCTTTTTGCAAGCTAACTTCTTCTGGCCGCCAAAAATAACCAAGCATTGTTTGGTTAAGTTTATCAAATACAGGATACCGAAAAACATCGTATCTCTGTGTGTTCTGCTCTTCACCAAAAAACATATGTTGTTTAGTGAAGTCTACCTTTTCTTTATTGAAGACACTTTTTGTCATAATTAACCCTTTTTATGTTTTAATAATACACTACGAAAGGTAGTATGTCAATAACTAAATTGCACATGCTTCACAAACCTCTTCAGAATCGGCTGTAGAGCTTGGAGTAGATGACGGTTGAAGTTGAACTTCTTTTTCGTCATCAACAAGTGATGAGGGATCTTCTTTGTAATCATAAGTGTTTTGATAATATGAGGTTTTCCAACCATACTTGTATGTTGTTAAAAGGTCCTGTAGCATTACACTCATTGGAACCTCATTGTCCGGATAATGAGTAGGATTATAACTCCAGTTACCGGATATACTTTGATCAAAAAACTTTTGCATTGCTGCTACTATTTTTATATAACCTTCATTAGAAGGCATATCCCAAAGTAGTGTATAGTAATTTTTTAATGTTTGGTATTGAGGAACAATCTGTTTCAAAGGTCCTTTTTTAGATTTCTTTACACTTAAATAACCGCGCGGTGGTTCAATACCGTTTGTAGCGTTAGAAACAATAGAGGAGCTCTCACTTGGCATCTGTGCTGATAGTGTGCTGTGACGTAGTCCGTCTTTTTTAATTTCTTTTCTAAGAGTTTCCCAATCTAAGTTTAGCGTGTTTGGAACTATTTCATCAAAGTCTTTTTTGTAAGTATCGATTGGTAGTAAGCCGTCTGCGTATTTTGTTCTAGAAAAATATTCGCACGGGCCTCGTTCTTTAGCAAGTTGGTTGCTTGCTTTTAACAAATAATATTGGAACGCTTCTGACAGATCATGTACTAGCTTCCATGCTTTTGGATCTTCATACTTTGCATGATTACGAGCTAGATAATGCGCTAGCCCAATATAACCAATACCAAGTGAGCGTCTAGCCTTAGTTGACTTTTCAGCAGCTAATATAGGATAACGCTGATATTCAATAATTTCTTCTAGTGCTCTAACTGCAAGATCACATAATTCTTCTAAGTCATCTAGTGATTTAATAGTGCCTACGTTAATTGCACTAAGGATACACAGTGCGATTTCACCATTTGAATCATCAATATGAGTCAACGGCTTAGTTGGCAGTGTAATCTCTTGACACAGATTACTCATATAAATTTTGTCTTTAAATGAGCTGTGTGTATTTGAATGATCTACATTCATAATATAGATGCGTCCAGTTTCTGCACGTTCTTTGATTAGTGCAGAGAACAACTCCATTGCATCGATGCGCTTTTTCTTAATGCTGATTTTGCGCTCATACATTTCATACATTTCTTTAAATGCTTCTGGATCTCCAAAATATGCTTCGTAAAGACCTGGTACATCGTGCGGTGAGAATAGAGTTATTTCCCCTCCAGTAATCAATCTTTCATACATTGTCTTGTTTAGCTGTATTGAATAATCTAGCTTACGTACTCTATTATCTTCTGTGCCTTTATTGTTTTTCAACACAAGAATGTCTTCAATCTCTTGATGCCAAAATGGAAAATGGACTGTAGCTGAACCTCCACGTACACCATTCTGTGTGCAACAACGCACGGTTGCTTCAAACTTTTTAAGGAATGGAACAATACCTGTATGTGCTACTTCTCCTCCTCGGATCTTGCTGTTGACCCCGCGTATCCTTCCGCTATTGATGCCAATGCCTGCTCGTTGCGCAGTATAACGTCCAATAGCCATGTCACTAGCAAAAATGGAATCGAGAGTATCGTCACTATCAACAAGGACGCAACTAGCAAACTGCCTAATAGGAGTACGAACACCGGCCATAACAGGTGTTGGGATGTTGATCTTAAAAAGTGAGGTCGCATCATAATATCTTTTAACATAGTACATTCGTTCATCTTTTGGATAACGAGCAAACAATGTTGCTGCTATCATCATATACATAAACTGAGGAGTTTCAAAAATTTCTCCGGAACTACGATCTTGAACAAGATACTTGTCTACAATTTGACGTAGTCCTGCGTATGTAAAATTTTCATCACGTTTATGACTAATAAACGTGTCAAGGCGAGAAATTTCTTCATCTGAATAATAAGATAAAAATTCAGCATCATAAACGCCTCTGTTAACATTTTTTAATACAATGTCTTTAAATGATAATGGTTCAAACTGTCCAAATACTTCTTTGTTCAAACTATAACTTAGCAAACGAGCAGCAGCAAACTGATAGTTTGGATTTTCTAATGATACTAGATCACTTGCACTTCTAATTAAAATTTCTTGAATTTCTTTTGTACTCATACCTTCGTAAAACTGTAGATTTGCATTCATCTCAATTTGCGAACTACTTACTCCGGCTAAATTCTTACATGCTTCTGCTACAACAAAATGTATTTTGTCAATATTGAGATGCTCTTTTCTTCCGTCTCGTTTTGTAATCATAGTACCGTTGGACATCTTAACTCCTATTCTTGTTCTTGTTTGTATTCAATATTTATTGAAGAGGCGGCATCACATATGCCTGTTGCGAAATAAAATCTTGCGGAAGTTCATTTGTATTATTGTATGTGGTTTCATCGTAACCTATAACCATGTTGTTTACATAAAGAAGATAATAAACGTTTGAACTAGATCTGCTATATTCTATATGTATCTCAAAGTGCTCATGTTTAAAACGATCAGTTAACTGTAACGTATAGCAAATTGCTAACAGTTTCACAAATTCGCAATATTTATTTTCCTCAATGATTTCCCAAGGTGAAGGCCATGTAGCCTGATCATACGGATCACACTGAAATTTTGTTGTTGGTGCATGTTTGTAAAAGTCTATTACATGTTGTAATGGGTTTTCTGAATTTTCAAGTGTTTGCCTGAAATCTCGCCAGGCGAGTAGCCTTTGTTCGTACGGTTTACTGAACATTAATTTTCGGTCTTAACTCTAAAATAAAAATCTGCATTATCATTATTAGTAGAGTTTAACACCATCAGAGCCACTGTGTCAACCACTGTGTCACCGTCATCATCAAAATTTTCTGTTCTAAATTGTAAGCTTTGCTCGTAAGAATTGTTTCCAACAAAATCATAGTTATCGGACATTATGTTGCGATCAGAAATAGGCGACACTGTAATATTAATCGTTCCTTTTCTTACAGCATCAACCTGATTGCTCTTATAAAAATAGTCAACTTCTATGTTTTTTGGTCCGTTTGCTGGAAACTTAATTATTTTAGTGTAAGATCCTAGCTCAGTTAACCTAACGTATTGAGTATACTTGTGTTGTGTAATTACAGGACCAGCTACTTCTGGAACATAAGGTGTATTGAATAGGTACTCTAGTCCGTATCCTAACTCTTCAGAACGTTGAAACCAATCATTATCACTATTGTTATTATGATTTCCAAATTCTATACACGGATATGTTGGAGAAACTGACGAACCTCCGTTGTTACCTACAAGATAAAATTTGTTGTTTGTACTTAAATTTTTATAACCTTTGTCTATCCAGATACCTTGTCTTGAGATCTCATCAAAAATACAATTATTAAAAGTATTTGCTGATGGACCAGTCAATTGACCGCTTGATCCCAGAACTGTATCTACGCCAAAATGTACTCCGTATGCTGCATTTTTAAAGATACATCTTTCCCAAACATTATCACGAATATCATGTTTAGAATATACACTATGAGAAAGTCCATCAACGTTTACATCTTCAAAAACATTCAATGAAGAAGTAACGCCATTGGTTCCTAGCGCATTTATTCTAAATCCTGCACTGTCAATGCTAACTGGATCACCGTGACGCCATGGTCCTATGATATCGATATTTTTAAAGGTACTTCTTGTACAACTTTCTAATTGAAAACCTTGCATTGATGGTGCTGTTGTTGTTATTGTAAAGTCACTCAAGTGAATATGTCTTGCTTGATTACTTTCAGTTGTTGTAGAATCGTTTGCACGGACCAACGGTGTACTATTACCGTTAATTGTTCTAAAAGCAGGGCCATCGCCGGCTATATTAAAAACAGTTTTTGATTTACCTGCACCTTTAATTGTTACGTATGGCGGCAAGTAAATTGTAGATACAAAGGTATAGGTGCCAGGCTCAACATATAGTACCACACGACTCTGCGGATTTACTTTATTTGCATCGTTTAAGAATAATTCGTATATTGCTCTTTGGAACTGTGCTGTTTGATCAGTTCCGTCACCCGAACAACCAAATGCTCTTACACTTACTGTATCATCAAGTCTTGCTTGTAGTGTACGAAGTACTGGATTGTTTGGCGATGGTCCTGTTTGTATGTAGGCAGCATCATCTCTGTATGCATAAGTGTCTGCTAAACGAAAAAGATTTGATTTTTCTGTGAGGATTTCAGTATTTCCAACAAATGGAGCACCCTCTGCAACTGAGCCGTTTCCAATTAGCAGTTTCTGTGTATCAACTGCCCAACCAAACTCTCCGCTTGCTAATTGAGGTACGCCTGAGCCTTGATTCTCACGCCCACGTCTTATTTGTATTCTTGAGATTTGCACTACTGCCACGGGTTTCTCCTAAACATATTTTAAGTATTTATCCGCGGCTTTGGAGAATGTCTAACGTGCATTAAAAATAAAGAGCCCTCACTCTTTGCACATGTATTTAGTTGTGCTAAGAGAATTTTTCATAGTACGTATATACTCGTTGCCACCACTTTTCTGTCCACTCGTCAAACTCTTCTGGAAGTAGGTCAAACTGTTGATATTCTTCATCTCTAGTACACATAAACACATGTCCTTCACATATATTTGTACCGTGAATTTCGTTGTGTGCAAGTGCATAAGCAGTCATTTGCAGGAAGTAATCTTCAATCCATTCTTTCTTTTTAGGCTTGTTAGACTGTTTAAAGTCCATAATACAAGGCTCGCCCTTGTAAACTCCTACAAGATCCGTGGTGCCTGCATATAACTTAGGAATGTATAAAGGTACTTCGCTACCCCATATTTCACTAACATCATCAAGTGCGTGAACTTTAATACGAGTTGCCATTGCATGGGCCTTTTGAGCATACGGATTACTTCCGGGGATTGGCCAAGTGCCTGTATCAATATAATCTTCTAGATACTTATGCATACGAGTACCTACTCCAGCTGCCTCAGTTGTTATTTCTTTGGCCTTCTGTTCACCTACTCGTTTACGCCATTCTATAAGGTGTGTCATGTCCTTAGTTGCACTAAGTATCGTAGTAACACTTGCAACCGGAGGCCCACCGTCTGGTGTAGCGTATTTCCTTTTCCCGTTTGCTTCAACTCTAGATAGTTTTTCGTATATGTATTTGTTTGTTATAAGACTCATACATTACACTATACTATCAGAGACCCTTTAAGTCAACCGCATTTTTGGCCATTTGTCCAACAGTATCCTTTGGGCGGCCTGGATTGCCTGGAAGTTTTCCTACGTCGTCAACTTCGCTAGTTTTTAACTCAATAGTTTTTTGATCAAAGTTTGTTACAAGGGCTTGTAAACGAGGATCAGCATCGTATGCTGCCTTAAAAGAATCATAGGTAAAGTTTCCTTTACCCATGTTCTGCATAAGTTTATCTAACTTTTCAATTGATAGTTTGGTTTTGTTTGTGTCCTTCAAATGCTTTAGCACTTGAAAGATAACAGTTGAATCAGAACCTTCAGTTACTTTAACTTTTTTTTTGAGTGCTGTATTGATTCGCGCTTTTCACGACCAAGTTCTTCGTCGCCGCCGGCTGCTGGTTCAGCTGCTGCACCCATATCGTCAGTTGGCGCAACTTCTGCATCTGTATCAGCATCAACTGTTGGTTCCATGTCTGCTTCTGGTTCTACACCCATAGTGTCTACAGGCTCAGCTTCACCGGTTAGTTGTCCAACACCCTGTGTTAGTACGCCACGGGTTGATTCCATTGCGGCATACATTGCTTCTAGTGCTGGCTTAACTGTGCTTGTGAATGTTTCTGCTGCTTCACTACCCATTTCATCACGAATAGCATCAGCTAGCTCTAACATTGATTCTGTCTGCATTTCAGCAGTATCTTCCATCCAGCCAGTAACACGATCAACCATGTCCTTAGCTGCCATTACTAGTTCTGCTTTGTCTTCTTCGCCTTCGTTTAGACGTTCAATTGCTTCATCAATAGCAACACTTACATCATCGCGTTCTAAAATAGCAGCATTTAAAACATCAAGGAAGAGTTTGTTTTTCTGATAGCTAATAGATTGCGTAGTGTTATAACTTTCACTAGTTTGCATTTGACTTAAAGATGTACGTATCTTATTACGGACATCCTGTAGTTGTTCTGTTGTAAACTTTTCTAAATCAATTTTTGCGCCAAAGCGAGTTGCTAGGCTTTCGTTTAGCTTTTTAGCTGTTACTGGTTTTGTAAATTCTCTAATGTTCATTGTCTCTTCCCAAATGAATGCTTTGTATGTTATTTATGTCTTTAGAATATAAATCTATCCAAATCTCTTTTCAAAACTCTTGATCTTGCAATTGTTAAATCTAATCTATGTTGTCTAGATTCTATAACTGTAAAATCATCTGAAGATTTCATTCTTTTTCTATAATAAACAGCATCGTTATAGTGCTTTAATAGATTTTTATCTATGTCAATAATGTACTGTGTGCTGTTTTTTCCTTCTAAAAGGCTTTTAGCTATTGCAACCGCCGAAATTTTGAAGTTAGTTACTGCAATTCGTGCATTGTTGGCACAATCGTAAATTTGGTATCCGCGAGCATTTTTACGGATAGCATATTTGCCAATGCGTATACTATTTCCCTTTTGATAGGGTAGTACTACACTTGTTGATTCAAGTTTTGTATCAATTAGCTCAAATATTTCATCTACTAAAGAAGGATCATAGTTCATTTTTCTTCACCATTATGTTGCCATTATGTACGATTTTACTTATAAGGCTCTTCCTTACAAGATTGCTGATTACGAATCTTTCTCTTTCATTGAAGCTAGTCAGAGGTACGATGTCGTTCATGCTTTCTAGTATAGCACGTTCTTCGTTAGTTGTAAAGACATTAAAGTCCCTGATCAGCTCATTTATTTTCATTTTTTATGTTTTTTCTTTAAACATATTATTACTTATCTTACTTTACTCTAAAGTTCATACTAATTACAATCCTATAATCATCGCTAAGATTGCGTGTTACAAAATGAGGAAGTGTACTATCAAACATAGCAAACTTGCCT